GTCCAGCTCGGAATATCCATCCGGGATCTGGACCTTCTGACGGTCGGGCTCGTGAACGACATGTATATCGAAAGCGACAACGACGATCAGAACTACGCGCAGATCGGAACGCAGGCCGAGATGGATGCGTTTTAACCATTTATGAAGGGAGGCGACAGCTTTGGCGGGTGGCAGAATCAAAGGCATAACAATTGAGATCGGCGGCGATACCACTAAGCTGGAAGCCTCCCTCAAGAGTGTCAATCAGGAAATCAAAGGAACCGAGTCCAAGCTCAAGGATGTAAATAAGCTCCTGAAAATGGACCCTGGTAATACGCAGCTTCTCTCCCAGAAGTATAAAACGCTTCAGCAGGAGATTCAGGCGACGAAGGAAAAACTGAATACCCTGAAAGAAGCATCCAAGCAGGCGGATCAGGCCCTGAAGGACGGCACGATTTCAAAGGACCAGTATGATGCCCTGCAGAGGGAAATTGCTGAGACCGAGCAGAGCCTGAAAAGTCTGGAACAGGAATATAAGAATTTCGGCTCTGTGCAGGCCCAGCAGATCGCGGCAGCCGGTGAGAAGATGAAGGACCTCGGCAGCAAGATGGAAAGCGCAGGCAAAACCCTGACGACCCACGTCACGCTTCCTCTTGCTGCAGTTGGTGCTGCAGGCGTGGCGAGTTTTGCCGAGGTCGATAAGACCATGCAGCTCACCAACAAGACGATGGGTAATACCGCCGAGGAAGCGGAGCTATTAAATAAGGCAATGAAGGACGCGGCGGCAAACTCCACCTTCGGAATGAAGGATGCCGCGACCGCGACACTGAACTTTGCCCGCGCCGGTCTGGATGCGGAGCAGGCAGCATCTGCTCTGGCTCCGGCCATGAATCTGGCTGCCGGTGAAGGCGGTGATCTGGATACCGTGTCTGCCGGACTGGTCGCTACGATCAACGGCTTTCATGGGAGCTTCGAGGACGCGGGCCATTATGCAGACGTATTTGCTGCGGCCTGCAACAATTCCGCACTCGATGTGGACAGCCTGTCCCACGCCATGTCGGTGGCAGCGCCGATCTTTTCATCTGCGGGCTACTCCGTAAATGACGCGGCACTGTATATGGGCGTGATGGCCAACAACGGTATCGATGCGGATAAGGCCGCTAACTCCTTAAAGACTGGTCTGGCCCGTCTTGTCTCTCCTACCAAAGAGGGCGCGGAGATGATGGACAAGCTGGGTATCTCCGTCACCAATTCGGATGGCACGATGAAGAGTTCCATCCAGATCCAGAAGGAACTGCACGATGCATTTGGCAAGCTCTCCGAGTCGGAGCAGATCGCTGCTGCCTCTGCCATCTTTGGTAAAAACCAGATGGCTCCGTGGCTGGCACTGATCAATACCGCGCCGGAGGATGTTGCAGAGCTGGACGCGTCCCTGCAAAGCTGTGCCGGGACCACGGATGAAATGGCTGAGGCCATGATGAGCGGCTTTGGCGGTTCTTTGGAAAAGCTGAAATCGTCCATCGACGTTCTGGTCACTTCCATCGGCGAGGCGCTGGCTCCGACGATCCAGAAGGTTGCCACCTTCATTCAGGGCCTCGTGGACAAGTTCAATTCCCTGACGCCTGCCCAGCAGGAAACCATCGTGAAGATCGGACTCATTGTCGCGGCTATCGGGCCTCTGCTTGTGATCCTCGGCAAGCTGCTGACATCCATTGGCACGATCATGACCTGGGCTCCGAAGATAAAAACAGCCATAACTACGGTAAAAACGATCATTCCAGCTCTTACCGGTGGCCTGCAGTCGCTCTGGGGCGTGATCCTCGCCAATCCGATCGTGCTGATTGTCGCGGCAATCGCTGCGGCGGTCGCGGCCTTCATTTATTTCTGGAATACGTCGGAGGAATTCCGGCAGTTCTGGATCGACCTGTGGGAAGCGATCAAAACTGCGGTATCAACCGTGGTGCAGGCGATCGCCACTTTCTTTACCCAGACGATCCCGGAGGCTTTCAATGCCTTTGTGGAATTCTTCAAAGGACTGTGGGAAGGGATCAAGGAATTCTTCTCCGGCATCTGGGAGGGCATGAAGGAAATCGTGTCCACGACATGGGAAACCATCAAAAATGTGGTGCAGGTGGCGATCATGGCGATCGGCGAGTTTTTCTCTACGGCGCTTACGATCATCACGCTGCCTTTCCAGTTTATCTGGGAGAACTGTAAGGAGATCATCCTCACGGCATGGGAGGCGATCAAGGGGATCGTTACCGGTGCGCTTGAGGCCATCAAGACCGGAATCTCTACGGCTTGGGAGGCCGTGAAGACAACGACCTCCACGGTTTTTGAAGCGGTGAAAACCGTGATCACAACCGTATGGACGGCCATCAAGTCTGCGCTGGACCCGATCATCAACGGAATCAAAACGGCTGTGTCCACAGCATGGGAAGCGATCAAAACCGCGACTTCCACGGTGTTCAATGCCGTGAAAACGACCGTGACCACAATCTGGAACGGCATCAAAACTGCCGTCACGACTGTGGTAAACGGAGTGAAGACCGCAGTATCTACGGCTTGGAATGAGGTGAAGAATATCACCTCCACCGTATTCAATGCAGTAAAAACGGCGGTATCCACAGCATGGAATGCAATCAAGACCACGGTCACCACGGTGATCAATTCCATCAAGTCCGGAGTCTCCTCCGGACTGAACGCGGTCAAGTCTACGGTGAGCAGTATCTTAAACGGAATCAAATCCACCTTCACAAACGTGTTCAATGGGGTGTGGTCCTTTGTGCAGGGCATCGTAAACAAGCTGAAAAGCATCTTCAATTTCAGCTGGAGCCTGCCGCATATCAAGTTGCCACACTTTTCGATTTCCGGCTCCTTCAGCCTGAATCCGCCTTCCATCCCGCACATCAGTGTCGAGTGGTACAAGAAGGCCATGAACAACGGCATGATCCTTAACAGCCCGACGATCTTCGGAGCGTCCGGGAATCACCTGCTGGGTGGCGGGGAGGCCGGGCCGGAAGCAGTAGTCGGTGTATCGTCCCTGATGGACATGATCCAGAGCGCGGTCAATAACAATATGCAGATGGCGGATGCCGGGAATATCACTATTCCTGTTTATATCGGAGGGAACCTGATTGATGAAATGATCGTTACAGCACAGCAGCGGAGGGCGCTGCGGTCAGGAGGCAGGGCATGACATTTCAAACCTATCTGAAGATCAACGGAACGACCCTCCCGGTGCAGAAGGATGACTATTCTGTCGACTACAGCGATGTCATTGCTGACAGCGGCGGAGTGACGGAAGCGGGGACGACCATCCGGGATGTGATCCGGGAAGGCGTCCCCTCTATTTCTGTAAGCCTGCCGGTGTCGGTTACCTGGCTGAAAAAGCTGAGGAGGCTGAAGAAAGAACCGTACCTGAATGTGGAGTGGATGAACCCGGAAACCGGGGTTCTCTCCTCCGGCATCATGTACATGGACGGCTTTAAAGTCTCCCTGAAACACGATACGAGCGCTGGCGGTCTGTGGATGGTTTCCTTCAGTCTGGAGGACCTGAACGATGTATGAGGTATCTGAAAAATATAAAGAGGCCATCCGCAGTCAGAGCCGGAAATTCAAATGGTACGGAACCATCACGACACCTGCCGGAAGGGTCTATCACTTTACGGAAAAGGATATCGTAAAGGGCAGCGGGACCCTTACCCGGTCCTGCTCCGGTTCCACATCGCTGGAGATGGGATCTGTCTATGCGGCAGAGCTGGACATTTCCTTATTCCTGAATGTGGACCGCTACAGCATGTACGATGCCGTGATCGATCTTTATTTTGGGTTCCAGCACCGGATCATGCGGATCTGGAACGATCTGCGGCCTTCGACCTGGGACTCTCTTCGGGACAGGACCTGGGGCCATCAGTATGAGGAAGAACTGATTCCGATGGGCAGGTTTGTCATCTCCGAGGCAACGCGGACGATGACGGTTCTTCAGCTGAAAGCCTATGATTACATGTTGAAGTTCGAAAAGAACATGGTCAACAGCGGCAATACCAGAACGCCGTATGAATGGCTGCAGTTCGCCTGCACTGCCTGTAAGGTGACGCTGGGAGTCAGCGAAGAAGCCGTGGCAGCCATGCCAAACGGAACCAAGCGGCTGGCCTATACCAATACAGATGATGTGAAAACCTACCGGGATCTGATCGCGCAGGTATCGACGGTGCTGTGTGCCGTCTGCCAGATTGACCGTCAGGGCAGACTTGTGGTCATCCCGTTTTCCAATACACCGGTGATGGATATTCCGGCATCATGGCGGTACTCCTCCAAGATCGCAGATTACATCACCAAATACACCGGGCTCTATGCGACCTACCGGGCAGGGGGCCTGACCGAGTATTACAAGGTGGAACCGGACGACGGCCTGATATATAACATCGGCACAAATCCGTTCCTGCAGATCGCGTCCACCACAGAGCGCAGCGAGACCGTGCAGGCGATTATCAATCATCTGTCTGCCACAACCTATACGCCGTTTGAGGCGGAGATTCCGGGAGACCCGGCCATCGATCCGATGGATGTCCTAAGCCTGTCCGGTGGACAGGCGCGTGGTGAGATTGCCTGCATTACGGAGATCATATACCGCATCAACGGGAAAAACAGTATCAAGTGTGTCGGTGAGAACCCAAGACTCAATCAGGCCAAGAGCCGGTACACAAAGGATATCGAAGGGTTGCTGGCCCAGAGCGAGGGTATCGAGGGAACCTCCACCTTCTGGATGTCAGACGCTTATAGTCCTTCGGATATGGCGATCGAGGAAACAGAGACCGTCGTCACGGCCACGCAGTTTGAAATCCAGACGGATAAATCCAGAGGCGAGATCATCTGGACCGGAACCTATACCCTGAACGAGCCAAGCCTTGTGACGGCAAATGTCTATCTGGATGACCGGCTTATTTACAGCTGCCGGGACTGGCGGATGTCTGGGAACACTACGCTGACCGTTTCGACGCCGTTTGAGATCCAGCGCGGTGATGAAGGTATCCACGAGGTAAAAATCAGCTTAAGCTGTCAGGTTTCAGAGGAATCCGATCTGACGATTATGGCGAGGCAGCTTGCTTCTCTGGAAAACCGGGTGCGCCAGATCGAGGAGGGCTTCGGAAACGAGATCACGGTTGAGGATTTTGTACATGGAGAGCTTGCCGCAATGATCGGCAGGATCGATGCAGAGACGACAATTTCTCTCGGAACATCAGAAGCCTGTGAGATCACAGAATCTGTGAATCTTGAACTGAAGGCGCTATTCGGCAGCATCACTGAAAATGCAGGAGGAGAAATCGAATGATGAAAGGCCATGTGAAGATAGAGCTTTTCGATCATAAGACCGGAAGGCATAAACAGATCGAGCTTGACAACATGCTCACCAATGCGCTGGCGTACCGGGCCGGGATCGATGCAAACGATAACCTTGGCCTTTACTCCAGTGAATATAGTCTCATGCCGCTGGGAACAAAAGGGCTCGGCGGCCTGTACCTGTTTGATGGTCCGCTTACCGAGGATGTGGATAATATCCATTTCCCGATGGGGGTCCATCTGACAGGATGCGCAGGCAGGGGCACCGGCAATCCGGCCAGCAACCTGCAGGGCACCATTGACAATACGGTATCCGGTTATTCGAATGGGACGTACACCACGGTGTGGAACTTCCTGCCGAGTCAGGGCAATGGTGTGATCGCCGCTCTTGCGCTAACCCATGCGAGGGCAGGCGATCTGCCATTCCACATGTACCGGGCAAATGCCTGGAACCGCATCTCGACAGCCTACCGTCATTTCTGCGCGATGGACCCGCAGAATGATACCGCATACTTCAGCTACAACTATCAGGCAGCCAATACGGTCTACTTCTATAAACGAAAGCTCTCCCGGCATCTGCTGCGGGTGAATTCTCCATACATGGGTGATGAGGAGACAGCGCTCATTTTTGACCTGTCCTCCGAGATCATCACCGACCGGAGCTATTGGGATGTAACGCCGGACTACGACGGATACATCTACCTGTGTGCGACGCAGGGAAATCAGTCAGGAAATGCGACCGTGTACTTAAGAAGACTCAAGGCATCGGCGGATCATTTCACGCTGGAGGAGGATACGGATTTCAGGCAGGTGCTGACGCTCCCGGAAGTATATCTGTATCCGTCCAACCAGACCAAGAACACCCACACACTTGCGCTGTGTGTCTCGAACGGATACCTCTATGCCCTAAGCTATGACCGGAAATCGGTATATCGGGTTTCGCTGCTGGATACTTCGCAGGTCAGGCAGATCACTCCAAGCATTGACCGTTTCCAGACGATGGACTGCGGAATTTATCCGCATAAGGACAGCGGGATCTGGACGGAGTTTCAATACCAGGTCACGACCGCGACGGGCACTGCGGAGAACCGAAGGACCAGAGGCATCATCTACGAGGATGGCGAGTGCCGGTACGATCTTGGCAACTATTCGACAGGGTCCTGGGCCATGAAGGATTTCTGCGGCTATGTCACAGACGACCTTCGGATGTTCTCTTCCTACTATGTTTATTGCGACGCCTGCCAGAACTATATCGGGACGATCTGCAATCTGGAAGAGCCGGTCACGAAGACCGATTCTCAGTCCCTGAAGATCACCTATTCCATCACGGATGCGTAAGGAGGTGCAGCATGGCTCTACGAATTGCCGCAAGACAGGCTCGCCTCGTGGTCTTCGGCTACAACGCGGTCACGAGCAAGATCGAATGGGTGCGGAGTCCGGACGGGCCGCAGTATGCTGGCTCTCCGCTTTCCCTCGCCGGGGGTCAGGTGATGGCCTATTACAAGGATGGCACGGCCTCGGATATCACAGACTCCTGTACCTATGATCCGGCAGAGGGAACGCTTCTGGAATACAGCGGGGAGCTGAATATCAACGCCAATTATACGGACCATGCCGGAAATGAATTCACGGCTGATACGCAGATCATGATTTATGACGTGGAGGAGTTGCTTTTTACGAGTTTGGCAAATCCGAC